AAAACCCCCAGAGAGGGCCCGGGGGCGGCCCGCGCTGTTTCCCCCCGCTGGTGAGAGGGTAAGTCCGCGCCCTCTATTCCGAAAAGCTTCCATTGATTCTTATTGTATTTTCCATCCGGCGCTCTGCATCTGAAGATTTGTCATATGCCGGTAGATTCCGTTGGTGCTCATTAACTCCCCCGGTGTTCCTTCTTCCGCGACTTTTTTCTACAAATTCTTGTGTATTCATCCGAAATATTACTATTTGCCTTTTTAAAAAAATCAAATAAATCATGTGTCGAAGTGCTCATGTTCATTCCCCACCATTCTTTATATGCCTATTTTAACCGTTTCACATATTCATAAATCCGTTTCAGCATTCCGTCTTTATCTTCTCCTAATTCTCCACGGATTTTGTCACCAAATCCCATATACGTATTGAATCCAAGCATATATACAGCCATTGCCATAGACAGCTCGCCGTTTTCATCACCATACAATGATGCCACTTTTCTCAATTCATCAATAACCGTATCGTGTGGTACTTCAACACCGCCTTCTTCATTTACAACAGAATTGATTACCTCCGGCAATGCCATACACATCTTATAAAATGCATCTTCTTCACCAGTGAGAATTGCATAAAACTGATCCATGCTCACACGGCGAATCAACCTATGCTGTACATTTTTCCCATCAACTTTTGTTGACCATTTTATATTCTGTGATTTCTTTGCAATTGCTTCAACCAACAGACACGCACAATCATCATCTTCCAAAATCTGTCCCTGCATCTTTATATATGTTTTTGCAGAAGATGCAGAATTCATAGTATTGTGTTTGTTTTTCATTTCCACATATATTGTATGTACAATATCTCCATCTGGCATTTGTATTCCATCGGGATTTCTGTAAATAACATCCCAGCCTGCCTGCGGGACTTCGCATCCTTTGAAATAAGAAAAAATATTCTGGTGAAAATATCCTATATCATTATTATTAGACTTATCTCTCTGCCGGAAAATTTCATTATTTACAATTTCTTCCCAACTTGTACGATACACCGATTTATCAAAAATCAGCTTGATCGGATCAATCAGGTTACTGTTGAATCGCTTCAAATCATACGATTCTAGCTTTTCTCCATATTTCATAATCGTTGCACGCACATGCTTCTTAAAATCTTCTTCTGATATAAACCCTAAATTCCATGCCATTTATTTTACCCCCTCTAATGATTTATGTATCTCCAACCCAATTTCATATGCTAAATTGACAGGAACAGCATTTCCAACCTGTTTATACTGAGATTGAACACTTCCACAAAACTGCCATTCATCTGGAAATGTTTGACATCTTGCATTCTCACGTACTGTAAACGGTCTTGCTTCCAATGGATGGCATCTTTCTGTTTGCTTCTGAGACGGTGAAGTCAATACCGTCAATGATGGTTCATCCAGACTCATTCTCCTAAGAATTCCTGTTCTTCCGCCTTCCATATCCCAACAACTTTTCATATATGCTTTTGCAATCTCTGGATCGATATCTCTCCAATATCCTCCAGGTGGAACTAATTCAAATATTTTTCTTTTATTTTCCCCGTATGGCACTCCTGGTCCTTCTGGGCAATCCAATAAAACATCTCTCAAAACAGGCTTATAATCATGTTCTTTAGGAAATGAGAATGAAACTTTTCCCACTAAATCATTCCTAATTCCAACAGTAATTAGCCTCTCTCTTTTCTGCGGCACACCAAAATCCCACGCATTTAAAACTTTTTTCTGAATGGTATATCCCGCCTGTTCAAAAATATTGGTTATCGTTGCATATGTTCTTCCCTTATCATGAGTCAGCAATCCTCGCACATTTTCAAATAAAAACATCTTTGGCTGTAATTTCTGTAAAAAAGTTGCATAGTGATAAAAAAGTGTTCCTCTCGCATCTTCAAGTCCTAATCTTTTTCCAGCATAGGAAAAAGCCTGACACGGTGCCCCTCCCGATAATAAATCCAGGTCTCCTTTTTTTATGCCAAAATAATCTTCCAAATCTAAACAAGATATATTAGCTATATCATCATGAATAACTCTCCAGTTCGGCCTATTGGTTTTCAAAGATTCTGCAGCATCTTTATCAAACTCTATTAGTCCCAATGGTTCAAATCCAGCTTTTTCTATCCCTAAAGCCAAACCGCCAGCTCCAGCAAACAGTTCTATGGTTGTAAATGCATCACTATCGATTTGTATTGGTTCGTCTTTTTGTATCTCTACAACATCTTCTATCTTGCAATTTAATGTAAAACATATTTTTTCTATTGATTCAAATGAAACTGGCTCATTCTTTCCTAATCGAGCTAACACATTAAAACTTATTCCTGACGCTTCCTTCAATTCTGTGCGGTTCATTTTTTTATCTATCAGTAATTTCCATAATTTGTCATAACAAATCGCCATTAAAATTCCTCCAAATTCAAAAATAGTACAACTCATATTTTATCATATACCACAATTAGCAACAAGCAATTTTCTCACCATATCGTTAGATTTCCTCTTGCATGTTTCTTAACCCGTTTGCTATTTATCCTGTTTTTTGATAATATATTCTCAGCAGTTCAGGTAGAAAGAAGGTACCTATATGTCGCGTGATTCCGCTACTGTTTCAAACAATATGCGTAAGATCCACAGTAAAGATACTTCCATAGAGCTATTGCTCCGAAAAGCTCTATGGCACAAAGGTTATCGCTATCGTAAAAATTATAAGGCTCTCCCTGGTTCTCCTGACATTGTTCTTACCAAATATAAAATTGCTATTTTTTGCGATAGTGAATTTTTTCACGGAAAGGATTGGGAGATTCTCAAACTCCGACTTGAAAATGGGAAAAATCCAGACTTTTGGATCAAAAAAATCGAACGAAACCGTAATCGTGATTATGAAAATGATAAAAAGCTTCTATTTCTAGGCTATACTGTCCTTCACTTCTGGGGACAAGACATTTCCAAACATACAGATGAATGTTTACAAACCATTGAAGAAGCCATTTGGGATACAAAATTTTCTGATACAGCCACTGACTATGATATATCCGAAGAATAGATCCAACTTATGCAAAGCCAAAGTTTCCTACAGAAATTAAAATGTCCGTTTTCTCCGTATTGATCCCGGTTGTCACACGAGCCACGGTGTAATCTTCCATTCATGCTTTCTTTACCTCTGCATAATTTCTAAATGTCGTTACTATTGTCTTTTCTTCTTCTAGACGCTCGATCAGTACAACCACTTCATTGCCCTGGTAGATAATCCAACTGCACACACTGCTCTGCAGCTTCTGTTTTATTCCGGTATGTAGTTTGGTGAATTGCTCGCGCTCACACCTTCTAATATCAATTTTACGTCCAATACCATAACATATCCGCATAACTCTTTCCAAAAAGTGGCATTCTGTCCCCACAAAAAGACAACCAACGGCATAAGAACCATAACAATGCCGGATGCTATCATGAAAGAGCTGCAATGGTACCAAAAAAGGGCTCCCAATAATGGGAACCCTTAATTTTAAGCAATTTATAATTACTCGATGATTGTAGCAACACGACCAGATCCTACTGTACGTCCACCTTCACGATACTTTAATCCCGTTTTATCTCATATTTTTTATGGTTTTCTCTCCAAAATACAGTGAAAAACAGCTGAATTGCACCACCTATTTTGATTTGCCTGATTTCTTGGCACCGTTTTGGCACCGGAGAATACTCAAACCGATTCTCTTCTGTAGATACTAGATACTTCTCTACCAACTTTATATTGCACCGGTAATTTTTAACTGTTATAATCGAAACATGGGTGCTACCATAACGGTAGGCGGTTAGTCCTTCTCCAGAGGGACTGTGACCCTCTGATTACATAGAAACCCGTAAGGGAATCCAAGGAAAGGAGGGCTAAGCCATATGAGTATTGTTGACTTTATTGCAGTAGTATGGTCCTATGTCAAGATTTAGTACAAGTTAAAATGAGAAACTTTTCCCATTTTTAACCCGCCAGAAGCTCAGCCTCAGTGTGTGTTCTTTCATACAATCGTTCGAATTCATTTGGTGACATATAGTTACAATGGCTATGAATTCGTTTCGTATTGTAGAAAGCTTCCAGATATTCGAAAATCAAGCGGTATGCCTGCTTGTAATCGTGAATTTTAAAGCGGTTGAGCCATTCACGTTTGATAATCGAATGGAAGGATTCAATGCAGGCATTATCCCACGGAAATGCTTTCTTTGAGTAACTACGCTGCATATTTTCTGTTACTTTTTTATATTCCGTCGCAACGTACTGACTGCCACGATCAGAGTGAATGATCAATGGCTGGTCGATATTTCGGCGAGCTTTGGCTTTGTTTATCGTATCAATCACGCAGGATACTTCCAGTGTTTTTGAAAGTGTCCATGCTATGATTTTTCTGGAAAATAAATCCATAATACTGGTCAGATAGACAAATCCGTCTATTGTCCAGATGTAGGTGATATCCGAACACCAGACGGCATTCGGGCGGTCAGGATTAAACTGCTCATCGAGGATATTTTGTAATTCAGTGCTGAAATCAGAATCTTTTGTGGTAATTGTCCATGGCTTGCTCCACTGGGCACGGATTCCCATTTGACGCATGTATGTACCAACAGTTCTTTCCGAAATGACTTCACCGGTTTTCCGCAATTCTACAGTGATTTTCGGAGCACCGTAGTTCTGCTTGGAATCATCATAAATATCCTGTATTTTTGCTTTTACAGATTCACGGCGTTTTTCTGTATCAGAAGGCACGCGGTGGAGCCATGCACGATATCCTGAACGTGAGACACCTAAAAATTTCAACATTCCGGAGACGGAAAACCGGCGTCCAGCCTTTTGGGCAGCTTCCGTCTTCTCAGACACTTCGAGATAAATGGCTTCCGTCATTTTCCCAGAATGTTGATTGCTTTTTTTAATACATCAAGTGCATCTTGGGCATCACGTAATTCACGTCTGAGACGGGCGATTTCCTTCTGTTCATCGGATGCGTAATTACCAGAACCCCGAACAGGAATATCACCGGATTCACGGAAGTCTTTCAGCCACTTTGTTAGTGTGCTGTATCCGATGCCAAGATTTTCTGCACATCCACGTACACCGAGATCTTTATGATCTTGATAATACCGGATTGCATCAAGTTTAAATTGTTTGTCATGTTGCATTGCCATATGAGATCCTCCTTCAGCATGTCTCTATTGTACCATGTTAATATGTATTTGGAATTTCTCATTTTGGCTTGTACTATTTATATTCTAGCACCAAGTCATGGAGAATAGATATTTATTTCGTGCAAAGCGGATTGATAACGGAGAGTGTGAACAGGGTGCTTGAATACATAAGGGTGGCAAAGATAACAGACGCTAAAGAGTTGGATACGCTGTTGTGCCACTGTCAGAATAAACTCGCAGGGAACATTGACGGAACAGAGTTAAAGCTATCAAGAAGTGGGGATAATGAAGAATGACAGAGCAGGAAGCAATAGCAATCATAAAGAAAAATTATCCAAAATGTTGCAAAATGGTAAACGGAAGATATAAGGGCGGTTTCGACGACACTGATTGCGAATTAGGGCAGGCATTCAACATTGCAATCAAGGCACTGGAAGAAGTTCAGCAGTATCGCGCAATCGGCACGCCGGAAGAATGCTTGCGAAATAAGGATTTCTTGCGATTCCTTGCCAATTCGATGAATCAGAAAAAGTATGAAACTTATCTGGGGATATATAACGCGGTGGAAAAGGATGGACGTGATGAAGAATGAGTAAGTCCATCATGTATAACGAAAAGAAAGGCACTATCACAAGAAGCACCGGATAGTGCCTTAAAGTTAAAACTTGTGTCTGTGTTTTATAGTGGCGCTAAGTATACCAAGTACCAAAAGAAAGAGTAAAAAAGGATTTTTAACAATACACTTCATAACAATGTAAAATCCTTCAAAAATACCAGAAAACATTGAGAAGAATAAGGGCACTTGGTTTAAAAATTCAGATATCATATTTTCACCTCCAATCTTTTTTAGGATAACATGGATGGTGTACGAAAAATAGGACAGAAAGGAGTGAGAGGTTTGCTGGCCAGCGTTAAAGAGCTCTTTACTCCAAAAACAAATGGAATCAGTACAAGATAGGATGAAGCGGCTGGGAGCTTATGAGAAGATTGCTTCATTCATGCAAAAAGAAAAGCAGGATTACAGTTTTAAAAGAAAATATGCACAGATCAGAGCGGAAGAGTTCAGATCAGAATGTGATCGTAGAGAATTGAACTGCCATGTATCAGTTGGAGGTTTGGACAGCATCATATTGTATATGTTCCTTCATGAAGTGTGTCATATCGATGTACCAGGTGTATCAGCATCTACACTCGAGGATGCAAGCATTCAAAGAGTACATAAGGCAATAGGAATTATAAATGTGCCACCGCTCATGCGGGATGATGGGACCAGATGGACGAAACCAAAAGTTATACAGGAATTCGGCTTTCCAGTCATATCTAAGGAAATCGCCGGGAAAATCGAGTTGCTGCAGAATCCAACGGAAAAGAATAAGACAGTCAGACACGCGATCATAACGGGAGAGACCGGGGAATACGGCGGCTGGCAGAAGAATTCGAAGATGCAGCTTAATCAGCGGTGGTTGAAGCTATTCGGCGGGTATGAAAATGAAACCGAAGGATGCGACTTTCAAAAGCCGGATTTTCTGGTATCAGCGAAATGCTGCTATTACCTTAAAGAAAAGAATTGTGATGACTGGGGAAAAGAGCATAACAGTGTGCCGTATTTGGGACTGATGGCATCCGAGGGTGGAAGACGTGCCAAGAGCTTGCGGATGAATGGTTGCAATTACTTCGGGGCATCCACGATCAGATCAGCGCCGTTTGCAATCTTCCACCGGCAGGATATTCTTACGCTTGCCCTGGAGATGGATGATCTCTGGAAGAACAGATTAAAAGAGAAGTATCGTGCTGTTGGAATTAAGGATGGGATAATAACAGAAGATTTTCAGATGCCGGAGTCGCTGATACCGGAGATTTACGGTACGATTGAGAAAAAGCCGGACGGTACATTGTATACAACAAAGGCACAGCGTACCGGATGCAGTATGTGTGGTTTTGGAATTCACATGGAGAAGCGACCGCATCGGTTTGATCTGCTGTATGAGAGCAACCCGAAAGAGTGGGACTATCTGATGTTCCATATGTGCAAGGATAAGGATGGCAATGATTATGGATGGGCGAAGGTTCTGGACTACATTGGAGTTGGCTGGGACCCGACAACCATAGGTGGTAATTGCAAGGGGCAGATGAGCCTAGAAGATTTTATGAAATGATAGTTTGCTTAGGAAGCCACTTGCTCTGCCAACTGAGCTACACTGCTAGTTCCTAAACAAGTAATTATATAAAGTAATGAACCAATTAGCATATGCACCACGCCTTTCTTGCTGCTTACATATAAGTAAATAGCGTAAATCAAAATTAATAGTAACATTCCCGCTAATATGATGCAGAGATTGGATTTGAACCAATGACCAAGTGGACGCCTAAACAAACTATTTACAAACATTATAAACAAAAGAATACAAAATAGCTCCCGGATTCGCTGAAA